GGAGCTGCACCACCTCGCCGGCCCAGCAATTCTATAATGATAAGTGCTCCTGGCGGGAGCTGGAACTGATGGTGGCGGGGAATTTTGGACGGCACGCCCTGGTGCTCACCCTGACCTATGACAATGCGCACCTGCCGGAGAGCAAGGCCGCGGCCAACCGGTATTTCCAAAAGTGTATCCGGAAGCTGCGGGCCGCCCGAAAGCTGCGGGGAGCGGAGCTGAAATACATCTATGTGACCGAGGGGTTCCATGAGAAGCGGGAAAACGACTGGCTGGAGGGGGACGGCTCCCTGGAGGACCGCCGCCTCCACCACCATGTGGTCATCAATACCACGGGGATCGACGATCTGGAGGAGATCCGCAGTCTGTGGCAGGGGGGAGGGTACATCCGGGCGGAGCCGCTGGACGTCCACTATTATAAGGAGCTGGCCAAGTACATGACCAAGGAGGCCCGGGAGTTTGGCCGGCCCAAGTCCGGGGAGCGGACCTGGCGGGGTTCCAGAAATTTGCAGAAGCCAACTGTGGAATACATCGAGATCCCCAGCGACAGCGTGACCCTGGCTCCGCCCTACGGCGCGGTGGACTATGAACCATTCAGTGAGAAAAATCCCTATGGATATGCGGACTGTATCGGGGCCAGGTATCTGCTCTTTCCGGAGCGGGAGCATATAGCTTATAGCTATAACCGGCCCAGGGAGCGAAAACGGAATTCACCTTAATAATTTTTGACCTTGAAACCAGTCTTAATAATTCGTCAGGGGTTGTAGAAATGGAGGCGGACCTATTGCAAAAGCAGACGGAAACGGGTAAACTGGTCGTAAAGGACGGATGGGTCATCTGTCCTAGATGCAACAGCATGAAGCTCCTGCGGCTGCCGCCGGACGGAAAGGTGAAAGCCTTTGTCTACTGCCGGCACTGCAAGAAGGAGCGATACCTGGATATTGATTTGAGCCTGAGCCAATGAGCCTGAGCCGCAGAATCCGCATACGCGGGCTGCCGGTTTGGGTTCTTTTTCTTTTGCCTAGGCCCTGGAGGTGATAGCCCATGGACTACAAAAGCAAGCGTTGGCGGCGCAAGCGAATGCGCATCCTGCGGCGAGACGGATTCCGGTGTCGGGAGTGTGGCCGGTATGGGCTAGCGGTTGACGCAACAACCGTTCACCACGCATGGCCATCGGAGGATTTCCCGGAGCTTGAGTGGGAGGACTGGAACTTGATTAGCCTGTGTAGCGGATGCCATGGTGCCATGCATGATCGAGTGAGTGGGGCTCTGACGGATTTGGGGCTTTCCTGGCGCCGGAGGGTATCCCCCCCTCCTCCTCCCCCTAGTCTTAGACCCCCAAGGGTACCAAAGGGCGGGACTTTTTCCGACGGCGGGGAAACTTGACAGGGGGGTAAATCGAAACGCAGAGCATGACGCGGGCACATGGCGCGCGCGGGTCGCGCCCGCAAACAACGCGCCCGCGCGGCAGGACCAGCGGGAGGCGATAATTTGGGCCGGGAGGCTATGATTCGGGCAGACATGGAGTCGGTCGGCCTATACAGTCCGATCTATGACGGGACGATCCGTCAACTGGCCAAAACGGAGCGGGAGCTATCCCGGGCGGAAAAAACGTGGAAGTCCGCCGGTGGGAAAATGGTGGCCGAACTGGTAAACAAGACCGGCGCAACCTACACTGCAAAGGACCCAAACTACGCTGTGGTGGATCAACTGCGGAAGGATGTCCTAGCACTTCGAACCCAGCTTGGGTTAACTCCCACCGGATTTGCCCGGGCAAAACGTGGCAAGAAAGTGATGGAGACAGAAACAGACGGCCGGCTGGAATCTCTCCTAACTGCTGCTCGGGAGCATGCAGTGGAGCACGCCGCAGAATACAGTGAACAGGTGGATGGCTACGTTTCCGGTGTCCTCTCCGGTGAGCTTCTCGTCTGCGAGGAGATCCGGCAGGCCTGCCAGCGGTACATAGATGACCTAGCCAGCGGAAAGTGGGAGTTCCGAGCAGAGCCAGCCAACGAGATCATAGCAATCATCGAAACTATGATCTGCCACCAAAAGGGGCAATTCCTAGACGCCACGCCTCTGAGAGGCACCCCTTTCTATCTGTTGCCGTACCATAAGTTCATTGTTTACAACATCATGGGCTTCTATGTCCCCGGCACCCAGGAGCGCCGCTTCAAGGAGGCCCTGGACTTTGTTCCTCGAAAAAATATCAAAACGACCTTTGCTGCAGCTCTGGCGTGGGCTCTTGCCCTATATGAGAGCTTGAGTGCCTCCACGGTTTATGTAGTGGGCGGCGCCCTAAAGCAGGCCATGCAAAGCTTTGATTTCCTACGCTATAACATCAAGCGGGAGCGGTTGACGGTCGATGACGATCCCGTGAACGGGCTGCGAATTATTGACAACAACATGGAGCATTCCATCAGCGGCGATGTGGGCGACGGTGGATATCTGTCTATCAACGCCCTGGCATCCAGCGTAGACAACCAGGATTCCTTTAATGCCAACATTGTTATCGCCGACGAGATGCATACTTACAAGTCAGCCAAGCAGTACCAGGTGCTGAAGGACGCTACAAAAAGCTACACAAACAAGCTGGTAATCGGAATCAGTTCCGGCGGCGACCTTGCGGAGGGGTTCTGCGCCCGGCGTGTGGACTACTGCCGAAAGATCCTTAATGGGACCACTAAGGGTCCGGAGGCGGACTCCATCTTTGTGTTTATCGCAGCGGCCCCCCGGGGCGAGGACGGTGAAGTTGATTATACAAATCCTAAGGTGCTGGAGTGCTGCAACCCTGGCTGGGGCCAGAGTATCCGGCCCCAGGAGATGATCAACGACGCCATGCAGGCCAAAGAGGACCCACAACTGCGGCCGGAATTTCTCCAGAAATCCCTCAACGTCTTTATTGCCTCCCTGCGGGCCTGGTTTGATATTGAGGAGTTTCGGGCCAGTGACAGCAAGTACAGCTGGACGTTGAAAGAATTGGCCCGGCTGCCCATCCATTGGTACGGTGGAAGCGATTTATCTAAGCTATACGACCTAACAGCCGCAGCTATGTTTGGTCACTACAATGGGGTTGATATCATCATTCCTCACTGCTGGTTCCCCTTAGCGGCCGCCACAGTCAAAGCCCACGAGGACAACATCCCGCTATTTGGCTGGAAAGAGGACGGCTGGCTGGACATGTCCAACGACAAAACCACCAACCACAGCGATGTGGTCCGCTGGTATAAGCACATGCGGGACGATTTAGGCTTTCGATTCCGCCGCATCGGCCACGACCGGAAATTCTGTACGGAGTATTACGTGGAAATGAAACAGGCCCATTTCTCGGTCAAAGATCAACCCCAGTTGATGACACGAAAGAGTATGGGGTTCCGGTATTTGGAAAACAGCGCCAAGCGTGGGACCCTGTACTATCTCCACGCAGAACCGTTTGAATACTGCGTGCAAAACGTCCGAGGCATCGAGAAGGCCGACGATATGGTGATGTATGAGAAACTCCAGCCGCATTTGCGTATCGATGTCTTTGACGCGGCGGTGTTTGCCTGCTGCGCCTACCTGGACGATCTGGAGCGGGTGCAGAAGGAAAAGAACTGGTTTGGAGAGGAGGCAGCCAATGGGTAAGAAAAAGAGAGCTGGAAATGCCGTCCGGGATAAGCCCGTCCAGCGGAGCGGCTCCGTTGGCTTTGTCCTGGGCTCAGATTGGGGTACGGCCTGTATGGAGGGCTATACCCGTCTATCTGACAACCCAGAAGTGCGGATGGCGGTGGGCCGGATCGCCGATCTGATCAGTTCCATGACCATCCGCCTCATGGCCAACACGGACCACGGAGACGAACGGGTGTACAATGGGCTGTCCCGGCGCCTAGATATTACGCCAAACCCCTGGATGACCCGAAAGACCTGGATGTCCGCCATCATCTGGACCCTGCTGCTGGACGGCGGTGGAAACGCAGTGGTCTTCCCACAGACCAGGAACGGCTATCTGGACGCCCTATATCCTATCGCACCCTCTCGGGTGTCCTTTGTACCAGACGGTTACGGCTATCAGATTCTGATTGGCGGGCAGATATTCTCCCCAGAAGATCTGCTTCATTTTGTAGTCAACCCCTCCACGGAGCGGCCGTGGTACGGCACTGGTTTCCGGGTGGCTCTGAAGGATGTGGTCAAAAATCTGCAGCAGGCTGGCAAAACCAAAAATGCCTTTATGTCCTCGGAATGGAAACCCTCGGTAATTATCAAGGTGGATGGCAACAGCGATGAGCTCACCAGCGAGGCGGGCCGGCGGCGGCTGTTAAACCGCTATGTGAAATCCAGCGAGGCTGGGGAGCCCTGGTTAATTCCCGCTGAGCAGATGGAAGTGGTCCAGGTCAAGCCGCTATCCCTAAACGACCTGGCTATCTCAGACAGTGTGAAACTGGACAAGCAGTCGGTGGCAGCTATCCTGGGCGTCCCACCCTATGTGGTGGGCGCCTCCGGGTACAACCAGCAGGAGTGGAACCACTTCATTTCCACCACAGTGATGCCCATCGTTCGGGGCCTGGAGCAGGAGATGACCCGCAAGCTGCTGTACTCCCCGGATATGTACATTTCGATGAATCCCTGGGCTCTGTACGCCTACGACCTGAAGGACCTGTCGGAGATCGGTTCCAACCTATTTGTCCGGGGCATGATGACTGGAAACGAGGTCCGAGGCTGGCTCCATCTGGAACCCAAGGAGGGGCTGGACGAGTTGGTAATCCTGGAAAACTACATCCCTCTGGGAATGATCGGAGACCAGAAAAAACTATTGCAGAAGGCAGGTGAAAATAATGATGTATGAGCGCCGGACTATGGTGGTTTCCAGCGGGAACTACCAGACCCGGGAAGATGGTGGTGAGCTGTATATCGAAGGTTATTTCGCCGTATTCAACTCTCCGTATGTGATCATGGACGGGGTAACAGAGATTGTGGCCCCTGGGGCCTTTTCAGATACTTTAGGAGAAGATATCCGAGCACTGATCAATCACGATACTACGCTTGTGCTGGGGCGAAACAAGGCCGGGACTCTAACCCTGCGGGAGGACTCCCACGGCCTTTGGGGGAGTATCCGCATCAACCAGGCGGACGCGGACGCCATGAATCTCTACAACCGAGTGAAGCGGGGCGATGTGGATCAGTGCAGTTTCGGCTTTATCATCCTGGCCGAGGAACGCCGGGTCCTGGAAAACGGCGATGTGCAGTACGTCATCCTCAAAGTGCGCCTGCTCGAGGTGTCCGTGGCCACATTCCCAGCTTACGAGGATACCTCTGTCTCCGCCCGAGCCCGGCAGGAGGAAAATATCCGCCAACGGGTCTTTGCTGAGAGAAAAGAAAAATTGAGAGAAAAACTGAAAGGAGCGACCAAAACATGCTGAAGACCTTGATGCTGAGAAAAAAGCTGGAGGGCTATAATGCCCGTATGGCGGAGCTGAATCAGCGCACGGCGGAGCTGGCCACCCGGGAGGGCGAGCTGGAGACTGCCATGAACGAGGCCCAGACCGAGGAGGAACTGCGCAGTGTAGAAGAACTGGTGACAGCCTTTGCGGAGGAGCAGCGATCCCACCAGGAGGCAGTATCCGCCCTCCAGGCAGAAATTGACGCTGCCACCGCGGAATTACGCTCCCTGGAATCTAAGACCCCGCCCCCGCCCTCCGGCGGTGAGTCCCGGGGCAACGCTCATACGAGAGAGGAGAGATGCATTTTGACCACCATGCAGACCAGAGCCTTCGGCTCCATGAGCGCGGAGCAGCGCTCCGACTTTATCGCCCGGGAGGACGTGAAGGAGTTCCTGACCCGATTCCGGGAGATGTTTGCCGGCGGCCAGCGGCGCAGCGTCACCGGCGCGGAGCTGCTGATTCCCACCGTGATCCTCAACCTCCTGCGGGAGAATATCGAGGACTACTCCAAGCTCCTGCGCCGGGTGCGCTTTGTCCAGGTGTCCGGTCGGGCCCGCATCCCCATCATGGGCACCATTCCCGAGGCGGTGTGGACCGAGGCCTGCGCCGCGCTGAACGAGCTGTACTTCACCATCAACGACGTGGAAGTGGACGGCTACAAGGTGGGCGGCTATGTCTCCCTGTGCAACGCCACCCTGGAGGACACCGACGGCGTCCTGCTCTCGGAACTCATCATCGGAATGGGCGCGTCCATCGGGATCGCCGCTGACAAGTCCATCCTGTTCGGTATCGGCGTGAAGATGCCCCTGGGCATCGCTACCCGGCTGGCCCAGACCACCCAGCCCTCCAACTACCCGGAGGCCGCCCGGCCCTGGGTGAACCTCTCCGCCTCCAATGTGATCACCATTCCCTCCGGCTCCACCGCCGGCCTGACCCTGTTCCAGCAGATCACTCTGGCCGCCGGCGCCGCCAAGGGCAGGTATTCCAGAGGGGCGAAGTTCTGGGCGATGAACGAGGAGGTCTACACCAAAATCCAGGTGGAGGCCATGAACATCAACGCCGCCGGCGCCATCGTCTCTGTGATGAACGGCACCATGCCCGTGGTGGGCGGCGACATCGTGGTGTTCAGCGAGGACGTCATGCCCGACAACACCATCATCGGCGGCTACGGCGACCTGTATCTCATGGTGGAGCGGGCGGGCACCTCCGTGGGATATAGCGACTTGCCTCTTTACATTCAGGATCAGACGGTGGTGAAGGGCACGGCCCGGTACGACGGCACCCCGGTAATCCCCGAGGCCTTCGTCGCTATCGGCATCGGCGTGGCGCCCACCATGACCA